ATCGATGGTCTTCTTGATTTCGACGCTCTCGATTACGGAGAGCTCGACATGGATTTATTAGAAGAAGATTTCTCTTTTAATGAATTAGATATAGATTATCTAGCAGGAGACTTTTTAGAAGACCTGCTAGAAGTCATAGAAAAAATAGACGAATTAGATTCAGAAGAATTAGCATCTGTTGGCATCGCGCCAGTAGATATAAAAGGCACTACTTTCGGACAAGATTCCTCTACACAAATCACTACATTTGGTGACGCAGAGTTTCTCACTATAATGCGTCAAGTAAATCAAAGTGTTAGGCTAGATATAAATGGACAAACTGGATATAATATCATACTCGAGCAAGATGGTAAAAGTTATAATGTTGTCATTGGCAGTGGCGCCGATGTCATTATTAGCATACGACAAGGCTCAGGTTGAGGCAGATGCAGCCCTGATAAGAGCATATGAAGAAGAAAGAAAAATATTCAAAGATTTAGAATGGCATAATGAAGCTACAACAGGTCAGTATGTCACTTTCTGGACTTTACAAACACTCGATGTTTATAGCACATATCGTGGACTTAAGTACGACTGTGTTCGTGAAATAAATCCATTTTTAGGAAGTAACCCAAGTATTGGGCAAATGGTTACTCACAAGACTATATTTTTAAATCCTTTTTATCTTCTACCAGGAGAAGGAGTGATTACAGAATATGATATGGAATGGATAAACATAATGATGGCAACCGTTGTTCACAATAATTACAAAGTATGGGATAGAGCGCACAAAAGATGTATCAGAAGATAATAACAATAACAATATTTATGGGAATCCTAATCTGGAATCCAGGTATCATGCAAAGACTCGAACTAATTGGTTACGACTATTTGATTATGAATACCGAACCAGTGCAAAATGAAAACATATTAATAGTTGATTTAGATGAAGACTTTATAAAAAATAACGGAGGTTGGCCATTACCAAGAAGTGTTTATGGAGACTTAATCACAGAAACCTCTGGAATATCTGGAATTACAGTGCTTATGCCAAATCCAGATATCCGAGGAGCACAGCAAGATGCGTATTTTGTACTCAGATTGCCTTACAAACCAACAGTCCTTGCTTCAGCAGCATCGACACAAGTAACTGGGACAAATCCTCATGTAGGCACTGCTCAGTTAGGGGAGGACCCATTACCATGGCTATTCGAATATCCAGGAATTTTACCTACAGAACCTACGCTGGCGTTAAACGCAAAGGGACTAGGGCTAGTAACCGCTACGCCGGAAATAGACGGGGTTACGCGTCGTATTCCCCTAGTCGTAAACGTGCAGTCAAAACTTTACCCGAGTTTCGCCTTGGAACTCTTAAGAGTCGCAGTAGACGATCCTTCGTACCAGCTAAAAACAACACCAGAAGGCGTGCAATGGGTTAGAGTCCCTAGTTACCCTTTAATGAATACAGATGCGAATGGTCGTATCTTTTTAAACTGGAATACAAAATTTTACAAACAAACAGGACTGGAGTTTATGGAAAATCCTATACAAGCTCCCTTTGTTATATTCGGCACGACTGCAGAGGGTATAACAAACCCTGTGCCGACCCCTGCGGGGGCTAAATACCCACATGAAATACAAGCAAACATTTTACATAATCTTATTACTGGTAGTGCTCCTTCTACCCCTACTTGGTCTCTTGGAGCTGAGCTGGCAGGAGGATTATTTGCATTACTACTTATTGCAATCGCATCAAGGTCTATTTGGTATTCCGTACCTACTTTAATATTAATAGTAGGTGGGTCACTATATGGAGCCTGGTATAGTTATCAATCTTCTTATTTGTTTGACGTCAGCGGAATCGTAATTATCTCCATTTTGTTTTGGAGTATTCATACATTCCTGAGTTTCTTATCCGAGTATCGTCAGAAACTTCGAATCAAACAACAATTCGGGACATACGTAAGTCCAGACTTAGTGAAAAAATTACAAGAAGACCCAAGTTTACTGAGATTGGGTGGGTTAACTTCACGACTCACTTTTCTTTTTTCGGATATTCGAGGATTTACCCCGATCTCGGAAAAATACCAGAAGAATCCACAAGGACTTACTACTCTGATTAATCGTTTTCTTGACAATCAGACTGAGATTATTCTCAAGCATGGAGGAACAATAGATAAATATATGGGAGATTGCATCATGGCATTTTGGGGTGCGCCATGTCCAGACGAGAATCATGTTGAAAATGCAACAAAGGCAGCTCTCGAAATGAGAGTGGCATTGGGAGAATTGAATGAAAGACTCGCAGAAGAAGGCCTGGATCAAATTAATACAGGAGCGGGCATCAACACGGGAGACTGTGTCGTCGGAAACTTTGGCAGTAGTACTCGTTTTGATTACAGTGTCCTTGGTGATAGTGTCAATCTAGCCGCTAGACTAGAGTCTAGTTGTAAAGAATATGACGCAGATTTAATTATATCCGAGTACAGTTTAGTAGATGGTTATGACTACGAATTTCTTGACGAGGTAACTGTCAAAGGTAAGTCAGAGCCTGTAAAAATCTATACCATACGAAAATAATACTTGACATCAGGTATCGAATTTGATATAATTATCATGTATTTAATACAAAAGTTTTAAAGGAAACAATAATGGATGCCGAGACAGTAGCAAACGATTTAGCCAAGCACGAAGCCGTCTGCGCGGAGCGATGGAAAACTGCATTTAACCGCTTTGATGACTTAGATGAAAATGTTAAGAGAATCGAAACAATACTTATATCAGCGGCAGGCGCCATAATAGTTGCAGGATTTGGAATCTTCGTAACTTTATGGGTAAATCATATGTAGGAGAAAACAATGCAAATGGACTATGATAAAAAAGATATTACTAAAGCACCGAAAGTGAAAAAAGTAGTGAAAGAAGAGCCAGTGCTACCAGCAGGGGCTGAATTAAGCTTTAACGGTACAGCCTGGAGAGTTAAATTTAATGGTGAGACAAAAATGTACAAAACCAAAGAGGAAGCAATAGAATGGCTAACGAAATAAAAGAAGCTTTGAAAAAAGCTGTGGAGAAGTCAGAAGAAACAAACGAAGCTCCAGAACTATCAGGCAGAGTTAAAAAACTACTCGCAAGAAAAAGAAATTTACAGAGAAAAACCCACAATCCAAAGCGTAGTAGAAAGTGATTTCAAAACAACGACTAGAGGAAGAATATATTTGGGTTCATAAAAATACTACTACAATGAGTGGCGGTACTACTATGAAACAAAAGGATAAAATACACGATATTATTCGTAAAGTAAAACCTTTTAGTGTATTAGATTTTGGGTCTGGAAAAGGTTTACAATATAGTAAACATGAAGTTCACAAAGAATGGGGAATACCAAAACCAACTCTTTATGACCCTTATGTAAAAGGTATAGATAAATTACCAGCAGTAGGAACAAAATATTACGATTTAGTACTATGTGTAGATGTGATGGAACACATACTACCAGAAGAAGTAGACGAAATACTACATTCAGTTTTCTTCTTTGGAAATTTTATATATTTTCACATTGATACTAAACCAGCATTAAAGAAATTTAGTTGTGGTACTAACTTTCATGTCAGTCTACACCCCAAAGAGTGGTGGATTGATAAATTACAAGAGTTCGGAGATAATTTCCATGCGGACTTCGAAGAATAAAATACCACATACGGACAGAATAGCGATATGTCAAAAGTGCCCAAACTATAGTAAGTTTTGGAAAACTTGTAAGATATGTCATTGCTTTATGCCCCTCAAAACAAAGTTAAGATGGGCTGAGTGTCCAGACGAGCCACCTCGTTGGACTTAGGGAGATAGAAATGCCAGGACATTACGGAAAAGGTAAAAAGAAAAAGAAAAAAGGCAGTAAGAAAAAATAAACTAAAAAAGTCCAATTAGAGGAGGTGATTATAGATTTACGGAGTGGATGACCTTATACTAAGCACAAGAGCATGAAGATATTTCATGACACGGAAAAATATCGAGGGGTCTCCGCTCCACCTTTAAGGACTAGAAATGAAGAAAAAAGTACTTGTACTTGTAGCAGACGATAATTATATAGAACACTGTAAAGCAGTAATTCATTCAGCAGTAACAGTAGGCAAATGGGATGGCGACATAAGAGTGATTGTACCCCTCGGCACTACACTGCCAAGTGACTTTAAACACGAAGTATTTGAAGTCGAAATGCATACTACTGAAAATAGGTATAATAAATTTTTCCTTTTTCACGATTATTTTAAAAAGTGGGATTGGATATTTTATACTGACTTAGATGTTTTATTTATTGATAAAATAGAATTAGATTTAGAAAAAAGGGATACTCGATACTTGTATGCTAATCCTGATGGAAATAAAGACATACAATATCAATACAAAATTCGATTGTGGGAATTAAAAAACATGATGGAATTTGTAACAAGCGCTGTTCATAGTCCTGGACAAATAGCACTACGAACAGGTTGGTTAGATTTAATTAATTTAAAACCTAATCAACAAGCATTTCAATCTTGTTTTATGCTTTTTAATAGAAGATTAATAGCAGCAAAAACTTTTAGAAGATTGATAGATGCAGCATGGAGTCTAAACCCTTTTGTAAAATTTGAAGACCAGGGTATATTTAATACAGTTTTACATGATAAATGGAAACCTTTATCAAACAAATTTGAAAACAGATGTCCAGTGTTAGACCAAATAGATTGGCACTATCACAAAATACATGAAGTAGATGGACACTGGGACAGAAATGAATATGAAGATATGTGTGCTATTCATTTCTTTAGATACTTTACACCATGGATGCCACAGAATAAAAAATGGTACCCCGTGTATAGAGAACACTTAGAAGGGTATGAACAATTATTTTAAAAAGTTTTGGGAGTTTTTGAAAGGACTATTTCTTAGACGAAAACTAACAAAAGTAGACACCTTTAAACCGAAGTGAGAAGGAAATGGTCTATATCGCGTAAGCGTAAAATAAACTGTGCGAATCCTAGAGGTTTCTCACAAAAGCAGTACTGTAAGCGTCAAAAAAGAGGCGGCAAGTACAAAAGGAGATAATCTATGTTAGATTTCTTAGAATGGGTAATCAGATGGATTCAAGTTATTCCATGGCTGGTTATGGGAGCATCCGTTATAGCGGCTCTAACACCTACTCCAATAGATGATGGTATAGTCAAAAAAGTATATAAAGTAATTGACTGGTTTGCTATCAATGTTGGTAAGGCTAAAGATAAATAGCAACAGGGGGTATCGTGGGCTGAAACGCCCACGGTGCAATTAGGGGGAGAAAATGGCAGTCAAAAGACGAAGAAAGACCGCTAAAAAACGTCCAGTACCTACAAATCCTACTCTATATGCGAGAGTAAAAGCAGAAGCAAAGAGGAAATTTAAGGTATATCCATCAGCGTACGCTAATGGTTGGTTAGTAAAAACTTACAAAGCCCGAGGCGGAAAGTATCGAATGGGTACTGGCCGTAAAAGGAGGAAGTAATGGCACGAAAACCAAGCGGAGGACTTACCAAGTGGTTTAGAGAGGGGTGGGTAGACATCTCTCGAAAAAGAAAAGGTGGAGGACATCCACCTTGCGGTAGAAAGTCAGCAAGAGGTAGTAAAGCTGGAGGATATCCAAAATGTGTTCCTGCAAGTAAAGCCGCTAGAATGACAAAAGCGCAAAAGCGTTCTGCCGTAACAAGAAAAAGAAGAGCAGGAAATCCAGGTGGTAAGCCTAGAAATGTTGCTACTTTTGCAAAACGAGGTAGAAAGAAAAAAAGGAGGTAATTATGAGCAATGCTCATAAACTCAGACAAAAGTCAGAAATGGCAAATGAACTTAAAGCGATTGAAAAAACAATGGCAGAAGTAATTTTTACTCGAAGAAACAGATTAGAAAAATTAAAAAAACTGAAAGAATATATTACCATGAGGAAATGTACCTTTCGAGATAAGCAATTAAAAAAGCTTATAGGAGAATACAATGGCTAGAACAGGCGGATTCTTAAGCGGACCTACTGGAGTACATAGTACTCAGAAGATTCGTAAACACAGACTCAAGCGAGGAGTCACAAGAGACATGAATGCTGCAGCAGGTACTTTAGTAAATACAAAAGATGCTTACAGTGTTGGTGCAATGAGATATGGAGCAAGACCTAAAGCAATCGGTCCTAGATTTGGCAAGACTGTTAGACCAAAATCAGCAAGATTTGGTAGAGGCGGTGCAGGAAGAATTTTACCAAGAAGAGGTAGATAATGAAAGCAATACTGAGAGGTAATAAAATTATACTCAAAGGTGGACATACTGATGCTGCTTCTGCTATAAATAGTTGCAAGACTATTATGTCACATTGTCAGATGATACTTGACAATATAGATGAAAATGCAGAAATGATGCCCACTTGGTGGACAAATAAATTAGCAGTTTCAGAACACGAAGTAGTACAGGCCGCTAACGCACTAGTTAACGGATTGGATGATGACCATGGCTCTGACAGCGAGTGAGAAATCTAGATTAAAACGAGCAGGACTAACTCGATTAAATAGTCCAAAAAGAACTCCTAATCATAAAACAAAGAAAGCTGTAGTAGCTGTTCGTGTTGGGGGTAAAGTAAAAATAATTAGATTCGGTGCGCAAGGCATGGGTCATAATTATAGTCCAGAAGCAAGAAAAAGTTTCAAAGCAAGACACGCTAAGAATATTCGTAAGGGTAAATCTTCAGCAGCTTACTGGGCAAATAAAGTCTTTTGGGCAGGCAAAGGCGGTTCTAAAAAACGACCACCTAAATCCCAAAAGCATGTTAAAGGAATTAAACGAAGAAGGAGATAAATATGGCGGTACCTACTATAGATGGCAGAAAACTTTGGTTAGAAGAAGGTTTAGTGCATGGTGGTAATTTTTTAGCAAAGATGATTTCGGAAGAAGCAAAAAGACCTCTTTCGAGTGCAGAACTAAAATTTAAACACTTAGCAGCCGCTTATATTTATCTTTACGAGAAAGCAAAAGACGCTGGAGTTTTAAACGAAAGTGATGAAGAATTTATTTTTAACAACGAGACTATACATTGATAAATATTAGTAGATTAGATATTGACTCAGAAAATCTGATGAAATTCGATGATCGTAGATTTATTAAGTTACCTATTGAAGGTTATATGGAGTTGCTGGGTATTAATCCTAATACTAGTCAAACAGCAATAATTAATGCAATAAACAATCCTAAATATCGTTTTATTACTGCCGCTGTTTCTAGAAGACAGGGTAAAACTTATATTGCAAATATTATTGGTCAGTTAATTACTTTAATTCCAGGTGCTAATGTTTTACTTATGTCACCTAACTATTCCTTATCGCAAATTTCTTTTGATTTGCAAAGACAATTAATCAAGCATTTTGATTTGGAGGTATTACGAGATAATGCAAAAGATAAAGTTATTGAACTATCGAATCATAGTACGATTCGTATGGGTTCCGTTAACCAAGTTGATTCGGTCGTGGGTAGGTCTTATGACCTCATCATATTTGACGAGGCCGCTCTCGTTGACGGGCGGGATGCTTTCAATGTTGCGCTCAGGCCCACACTAGACAAGGATAATTCAAAAGCACTCTTTATATCTACGCCAAGGGGTAGAAATAATTGGTTTGCAGAATTTTGGCATCGTGGTTTTTCAGACGAATATCCTGAGTGGGCTTCTATACGAGCAACTTACCACGAGAATCCTAGATTATCAGAATCAGATATAAGTGAAGCAAAGAAAACAATGTCTGAAGCTGAATTTAACCAAGAGTATATGGCTGACTTTAATGTCTTTGAAGGGCAGGTATGGGCATTTAATCACGAGGAATGTGTAGCAGATTTATCTGAACTAGAAACTAGTAGAATGGATATATTTGCAGGAATGGACGTTGGGTACAAAGACCCGACCGCTTTCTGTGTAATCGCATATGATTGGGACACAGAAAAATATTACTTACTAGACGAATATTTAGATTCTGAAAGAACTACAGAACAGCACGCAATGGAAATTCGTAAACTTATTGAAAAGTGGAATATAGATTATATTTACATTGATTCTGCAGCGCAACAAACTCGTTTTGACTTTGCACAGAACTATGATATTACTACTATTAATGCGAAAAAATCAATACTAGATGGTATTGGACAAGTGGCTGGAATTGTAGACAATGATAAACTTATTGTACATCAATCATGTAAAGAATCACTAACAAGTTTAGACCAGTATCAATGGGACCCAAATCCAAATTTATTAAAAGAAAAACCAAAACATAACTATGCCTCTCACATGGCAGATGCCATTCGTTATGCACTCTATTCATTTGAGACAAGCGCCACTACATTTTAATAACCCCTTGAAAAAATAGTTCTTGACATACGCTCAAAATTTTGTTAAAATTCTATTATACAAGTAGGTTTATGACTTTAAAAAGAGATTTAGTTAAATATGTTCGTGACAAAGCCAAGTCGAAATATAAAAAAGAGACGGAATGTTACATTTGCGGAAGTACAGAAAATCTGGACTTTCATCACTTTTACGGACTAACTGAGTTATTAGAATGGTGGATGAATAAAAATAACATCACCATTGAAACCGAGGAAGAAATATTAGCACTTCGTGAACAATTTATAAAGGAAAACGAAGAACAAGTTTACAACCATGCTGTTACACTATGTCATGCACATCATCTTAGATTGCATCAAATATATGGAAAACGCCCAAAATTGGTAACAGCACAAAAACAAGAGAGATGGGTAGGAATACAACGAGATAAATATGGCATGGTATGATTTTTTACTAGGAAGGCAAGAAAAGGATTTTGAAAAAGAAAATCCTGCTCAATATGTCATTTCTAGAGATCAAGGTATCACTATTGATACCCGTGAAAATGTCACGAATTACAGAAATGCTTACGAAACATTAGAAGTCGTAAACCGAGCAGTTAACATGATAGTGGATGACTCTGCGGAAATACCTTTTGATGTAGGCGAAAAAATAGTTGGACTAAATTCTATTAAAAAAGACCTTAGAAGAACTAGAGTAGACTTACTTTTAAATAAAGAGCCTAATCCATTTCAAGATGTAAGTACATTTAAAAGAAATTTGATAATTGACTTACTGATTGATGGAAATATCTTTGTTTATTTTGATGGTGCTCATCTGTACCATCTTCCAGCAGACCATGTAACAATACATAGTGATGATAAGACATATATAGAAAAATTTACTTATGACCACAGTATTGATTACAGTCCTAGTGAGATAATTCATATCAAAGAAAACAGTTTTAATTCTATTTATAGAGGAGTACCGAGACTAAAACCAGCTTTTAGAACCATGCAATTAATGGGAAGCATGAGAAAGTTTCAGGATAACTTCTTTAAAAATGGAGCTATACCAGGATTGGTATTAAAGTCACCAAACACTCTTTCTGAGAAAATCAAAGAAAGAATGTTACAGGCTTGGATTGCTAGATACAATCCACAGTCTGGTGGAAGAAGACCACTATTTTTAGATGGTGGGTTAGAGGTAGAAAACCTAAGTGAAATTAATTTTAAAAATTTAGATTTCCAAGAAGCTATTAAGGATAATGAAAAAGTAATTCTTAAAGCATTAGGTATTCCACCAATTTTAATGGATAGTGGTAACAATGCAAATTTGCGACCTAACCACCGTCTTTATTATTTAGAAACCATACTACCTATTGTTAATAAAATAGCGTATGCTTTCGAGAGATACTTCGGTTTCAAACTTGATGAGAATGTATCAGGTATTCCTGCTCTACAACCAGAGTTAAGAGACCAAGCAGGCTATTATGCCACACTTGTGAACACTGGAATAATGACACCGAATGAAGCAAGGGAGGCGTTAAGGCTTGAGAAGATCAACGGATTTGATACACCAAGAGTTCCTGCAAATATCGCAGGCTCTGCAGCAAATCCCGAAGAAGGTGGTAGACCACAAGAAACACCGCCTAGCGAGGAACAGTAATGACAAAAGACATGATGATAAAGGCTTTGTCCGATTTTATGGTAAAAAATAAAGTTCAAACAATGGACTTAGCTGAGTACAAAAGTTATGGCAACGATGTACCTGTCAAAGACTATTTGCTTAGAAGAGCATTTGGTTCGTGGAACAGAGTATTATCACAAGTTGCTAAAAGACATCCTGTCCCAGCTCCAGTCGTTAAAAAGGAAGTGAAAAAAGTAACTCCTAAAAAGACTGTGAAAAAGGAAGTTAAAGATGTCGAATAAAATTTATCACTGGACGAGTACCTTCAAAACTTTAGGCGAAACTGATGATGGTGGAATAAACATCAAAGGTTCTGCAAGTACAAATGCACTAGATAGAGCTGGCGATATTATCGAAACAGAAGCATGGACAAAAGGCGGTTTAGAGAATTTTAAATCTAATCCAATTATTCTTTTTAACCATGACTATAATAAGCCTATCGGTAGAGCAACAAGTTTAGAAGTCACTGACAAAGGTTTAGATATTACTGCAAAAATATCTAAAGCAGCTGGTGATATTACTCATTTAGTGAAAGATGGAGTCCTTGGAGCATTTTCTGTTGGTTTCAGATGCAAGGATTCTGAATATATGACTGAAACCGATGGATATAAAATAAAGGACGCGGAGCTTTTCGAAGTTTCTGTAGTATCAGTGCCTTGCAACCAAGGGGCAACCTTTGGATTAGCAAAATCATTTGATTCTATGGAAGAATACAGAAGCTACCAAAAAGAAATTTTACAGGCTAACTCAACCGCAGCAGCAGACGCTGTTAAAATTGAGCAGCCAAGCGAGGAGAAATCCTCATCAACGGAGACTGATATGTCAGAAGAAAAGAAATCTCCTGAAACTTCAATCGACTTGGAAGCATTTGCAAAAAAAGTAGCAGAAGATACTGCAGCTAAGATTGCAATGAAGCAAGCCGAAGCAAAAGCAGCAGAAGAAAAAGCAAAACAAGAGCAGGCTGAAAAGCAAGCTCAAGTGGAAGCTGAAGAAAAGGCTGCTCAAGAAGCAAAACAGGAAGAGCAAAAAACAGTTATCGAAGCTGGACTATCAGGCGCTGAAAGACTAATGGATGATGTCGAGAAAAGAGTTAACGAAAAACAAGAAGATCTTGCAAAAGTAGTTAAGGAACTCGAAAAATCATTAGCTGAGAAGTCAGAAGAAATCATGAGTATTCGTGAATCAAAAAGACATTTCTCAGACAGACAAGGTCAAGGCGACTGGAAAAAAGCTTACGAGAACGATATTATTGATGCAAAATTTGCTGGTTTAGCAACTGGTAAAGGCTGGGACAATGATTATGCAAAAGGAATAATGCAAAAAGTGAACGAACATTCAGGTGTTCAAGTATCTTCAGCTGACTTTGAGCAAATCGTTTCAACTAACATCGAAAGAGATATTCAGAACGAATTGGTATTAGCACCTCTATTTAGAGAAATCCCAATGACTTCTGCTAATATGATTATACCAATCTTACCAGATAGCGGTTATGCTGAATTTGCTTCAGCTCAAACAGCTGCTGGTTCATCACCACATGGTAACTTAGCCTCAAGAGGCGACACTTATGGTTCACCATTTGGAGGTGTTGATTTAACAGAAAGAACTCTTTCAACTAAAAAACTTATCTCACAATCTTACTTAGGTAACGAGACTGAAGAAGATGCAATTATGCCAATACTTCCTTTAATTAGAGAGTCAATGGTAAGATCACACGCTAGAGCAATTGAAAATGCTGTCTTAGCTGGTGACGATGCTGACGGTGCTTTTGGTACTGGCGGTGCTTCTTTCGAAGGTCTATTACACTTAGCAAGAAATGACAGTGACTATACACAACCATCAGGAACATTTGCTTCTGGTGACAGTGTAACAGCTGCTGACTTACTTGCAATGAGAAAGAATATGGGTAAATATGGTGTTAACCCTAATGATGTTGTTTACATCGTATCACAAGATGTATACTACAATCTATTAGAAGATGCTGAGTTCCAAGATGCTAACCTAGTTGGCGACATGGCTACTAAGCTAAGTGGTGAAATCGGACAGGTATTCGGTTCAAGAGTACTATTATGTGACGAGTTCGCAACTAAAGCAGCAGGCAAATTTAACGCTATCGCAGTTTATACAAGAAACTATGTAATGCCAAGATTAAGAGGTGTTACAATTGAGTCAGACTACGAAGTAGCTAACCAAAGAAGAGTCCTTGTGGCTTCACAAAGACTTGGTTTCATCGATTTAATTGATGGCGCAACTTCAAAATGGGCACAAATGTATAAAGCTTCTGCTTAATACTATGATGGTTTTGGTGGGTTTCCTTAAACCCACCACTTTTAACTATGGCAAATTTAATAACAGTATCAGAATATAAAGATGCAGAGGGGCTCAGAGGCGAGAAGGACGATGATCGTCTTGCAGTAATTGTTCCCCAAGTTTCTGACTTAGTTAAAAAATATTGTGGAGTAACATTTATCGATTACTATACTACTGATAAAGTTGAAACTTTTTCAATAACTGACACAAGTACTAGCACCATAATAGTGAGTGAAAGTCCACTAGTAACAGTTGATTCAGTAGAAGAAAGAACAAGTTATTCTGAAAGTTATAAAACATTAACTACAGGAAATTACGAATATTATGTAGACTATGAAGCAGACGCAATTATTAGGACTACAAAAGAAGGTAATCCTACTCCATTTCCAAAAGGAATGGGTAGTGTAAAAATAACATATAATGCTGGATATTCTGCAACGCCAAGTGATTTAAAACTTGCAATTTTTGATTTAGTAAACTACTATATGAAAGATGAGCATAAAGAAAGAAGAACATTGGGCGGTGCACAATTACAGAATCAAGGTACAGCTGGTATTAGAACTTCTACGGATTTTCCAGACCACATCAAAAGAGTACTTGATTTATATAGAGTTGTAATTTAGTGGCTTTAAAAGACTTGTTTCATGAAATTGAAACTGCACTAACTACTTATAAAGACGAGTCTTATCAAAGATATGTAAGAGAACAGTCTGGTAAGTATGTAACCGAAATGTTTTATACTGAAAAATGGACATCAGGAGTTGTAATAGAAAACTTTAAAAGGATGTTGAGAAGAGACAAAGTTCCAGTCACAGCGCTTGAATTAAAAAGAATTGAAACTCAAGCAATATCAGCAGTTAAAGGATATAACACCGTAGCAGCCTGGAAAGCAGCCTTAGAAAAACAGCAATTTGTAGTTAGTCCAAATGATGTAGAAATAATTTCAAAAGGTAGTACAATACTTTTAAAATTTAATAAAAGTTTTACAATGGGAGAAGGTAGAGAAGGAACTCGTAAAGACGGTAGAAAATTTATAGACCCAGACAGACATTATAGAGCGCAAAAAGAAGTAATAGATGAAATAGCAAGACAAACTGCTATAAATCTAGAAAACGATAGCTCATTTGTCGGAGAGAATCAAAAACGTTTAGCAAGCACTGGGGAAGATTCTTTTGGAACTATTGACAAAGATGCCGATGAATTTAAAAAAGGAGCTAGACGAGGTAGTAGATTACACACTGGGGACTTTAAAGCTGGTGGTGCAAACGATAGAACATATAAAAGAAATGACTCAACAGTAAAAATGGTACATTTCTTAGAAAAAATGCAAAGCAAAGATTTTCAAGGTATGTTTGAGTATGGTGGAAACAGAAATGGAACACGATATAGTGCAGATGCTGTTCAAACTATAGCAAAAGAAGTAAATGAAAAATTTAATGCAGCTTATTCCTTAGAGGGGTTTAGTGAAATTGATTTATTTAATGATAACTTTGCTGAAAAAGATTTAAAAATAAAAATTGTATTTGGTTTAGGGTCAGATAATAGATTAGCTAATGCAGCTGACTCAGGAAAATATGAGAAAGGCGATAAAAGATTAGATGGATTCTTTGCACAACTAGAGCAAGATTTATTGGAAAAATTCGCAAGAGATGCCGAAAAAACAGCTTCTTTATCTATAGCAGAAATGATGGAAAGAGGGGTATTTGCAAAAGTACCAAAAGCCATGAAAACTGCAAGTGGCATGCCAGACATGAGATTTAAAATCAATAAAAAACTGGTTAAAGAAGCAAAGTATAAAGAAAAAGAAAGAACAAGAGCAAGAACAAAACAAATACAAAAAGAAAAGTCTAAAACTATACGAAAGTTTGGCGGAAAAACTAAAAAGACACCAATGAAAACAACGGAGTCAATGAAAACCGCAGACAATCCTTTAGCATTAGAAGCTTTATTAAATGCATCTTTACCAGAGGTAGTTGCAAGTAAAATGACAAGTCCTGCACTAAATTATAGAACAGGAAGATTTGCACAAAGTGTAGAAGCAGAAGATGTCATGGTTGGGCCAAGAGGTGGTTTACAAGTAAACTATACTTATATGAAGAATCCTTATCAAACATTTGAACCAGGATTTAGACAAGGAAGTACATATAGAGACCCAAGAAAAATTATTGGAGAATCTATAAGAGAAATAGCACAGAGTATTATAGGAGAAAGATTTCTCAAAGTTAGGAGAGTATAATGGAATCGGGATTAGCAAGAAGATATTCGACGCGTCGCAGAGCCATTGTAGAAGCACTAGCTCTGAAACTGGAGAATATAAATGGGCAAGCTCCTTTTAGGTCGTCAGTCGCTAAAGTAGAAAGGCGATTGAAATTCTGGGATGAAGTATCAGAGTTCCCTACAGTTCATGTAGGAGCAGGTAATGAAACTAGAGAATATGACGGCGGAGGATTTAGATTTAGATTTTTAAGATTAACAATTCGTTGCTATGTGTCAGACGATGATGATGTCATCGAAGCACTAGAAGAGTTGTTAGAAGATGTTGAAACAGTGTTAGAGGACAATGACCCTCTTACATATTACGATTCAACGGGAGCGTCTCAGACTACTGTACAGACAACAATCGGAGCAGTAGCAACAGACGAAGGTGTATTAGAACCTCTCGGTGTCGGCGAGATAACCGTAGAGATTCGATATTAAATAGGAGAAAATAATGGCATTTTTCTTTAATAGAGATACCAAAGTATTTATGGAGTGGAGCTATGATGGAGCCTCTGCTAACACAGCTCTTTTTGAGATTCCTGTGTTAGATGGTTTTTCATTCTCACAAGGCACAAATACTTCTGAAGTTACTCTAAATGAAGCAGCCAATTCAACAGGTTATAGCAAAAGAGGTAGAGCAATGTTTACTGATTCTTTTGCACCTGCAGAATGGAGTTTCTCTACTTACATGAGACCTACTCTGTCAACCAGCGGAACTGCTGGAGCAAGTGGAAACCATGCAGGTGGTAGTAATGAAGTATTCGCAGTAGAAGGTCCTTTATGGGCATCTATGTCAGCAAATACTTATGACAGAGCCATCGGAAGTAGTGGAACAGGAGACTTTGCAAATAATGCTGCAACTTACGAGCCAAAGCATTTTGATTGGGGTAACTCCAACCAAGTAACACTTGGAACATTTAATATGTACTTTGTGCTTGGTGCTGCTAAAGATAACTCAACAGGTGTCTATGAAACAGGTCAAGACGGTGTAACAGTTTACAAATTGGTAGATTGTTCTACAGGTACAGCGTCTATTGATTTTGACATTGATGGAATCGCACAGATTGCATGGTCAGGTCAAGCAAAAAATATTGATGAAGTATTAGCAATTAATACAGGAACATCCGCTAGCACTTACGCTAACGGTGATGCATTAGCTACTACTACAACATTAGGTCTAATTAGACAAGGGGTAGACTCTACTTCTAACTTTATTAGACAAAAATTAACAAACCTAGCATTAACTTTTGATATAAGTGACGCTACAGGTACAGTAAATAACTCAGCACTTGATGTAGCTGCTGACGGAACTACTGATACAGATTATGGTAGTAACATCACTTTAACAGGTGGTAATATTACTATTGAAAATAATCTAAGTTATCTAACACCTGAAACACTTGGTCAAGTTAATTTACCACTAGGACATGTGATGGGAACTAGAACAGTATCCGGTAACTTTACTTGTTACTTAAATGATACTGCAAACGGTTCAAGAGATTTATTTGAGAGACTACAAGAATCAAGAGGCGTTATCACAAATAACTTCGACCTTAAATTTAGCATAGGTGGAAGTAGTGAAGCAAATCATTGTAATGTTCATGTAGCAAACGCTCATTTAGAATTACCAACACACAGTTTTGAAGATGTAATATCAGTCGATGTCAATTTCCATGGCTTATCAACAGATTTATCTTCATCAACAGCAGCAGACGCAACAAACGAAGTTGCAGTAACATACGCAGCTGGCTAAAATTAATTAAACTCGGGAGGCTTCGGCCTCCCACTTTATAGGAAAATTATGGAAGAAAAGAAAGTAAAACAACCAGTATCACTAAAGAGTTTGTTAACTCCAAGCAAGACAGTAGGAATCGAATTTCCAGGAATGGATGGTTTCGAAGTCAAACTAACATACTTAGCAAGAGAAGAATTGCTAAAACTTAGAAACAGAAGTGTAAAACAAGTTCTAAATAAAAGGACTAGGGCTTATGAAGAACAGCTTGATAATGACAAATTCTTAGTAGAATATGCTAAGGCAGTTGTAAAAGGCTGGAAAGGATTAAAGTATTCTTACTTAGAAGAGCTTCTATTAGTAGATACTAGCGATGTAGACCCTAATGATGAACTTGATTACTCAGAAGAAAACGCAGAGATTTTATTAAAAAATTCAGGCGATTTTGATAATTGGGTTTCTGATATGTTAGGTGATTTGGAAAATTTTACGAAGAGCAAGTAAAAGAAATACTTGCTCTATTAAAAAGACAATATTCTGATAAGAGTATTGACCTAGACAAATACCTCGCTATATGTGAGCAGTTAGGACAAGAACCTGACCCTGAAAAAATGCCACCTGCTATGGATATGTATCCATTTGAAGTGCAGATGGCATTTTTCATACATGGACTACTACAAGACACATGGGATGGAATGAGTGGTTACTACATGGGCAAGAACATGTCAGGACTTGGAGAACTGCTAGACATCTATGAAGTAGAAGATAAAAAGACAGTAGTGTTTTTTCTAAAACACATTGATTCACAAAAAGCAACTTCTATAAATGAAGAAGTAAGGCGTAAGTCGAAAGAGGCTTCGAGAAAAGCAAAAAGGTAATGGCAGGAAAAAAGAAATCAGGTGGTCAGGTAGACTTTAAGGTAACCGCTAGTGGGTTAAATAAAGTTGAAAAAGACGCTAAAAAAGCCGGTTCAGGCTTTAATACATTAGATAAAAACGCCAGGTCGGCAGATAGAGGTATGAAAGGTGCCTCTCAAATGTCATCTAATGCTACTAAAAATTTCAGTAAAATGTCACAAGGTATCTCTGGAGGCCTTGTTCCCGCATATGCTACTTTAGCAGCCCAATTATTTGCTCTCGATGCTCTATTCAGATTTTTAAAAGACGCCGCTGACTTTAGAGTACTAGCACAAGGTCAAGAAGCTTTTGCAGCTACTACGGGTAGAGCAATGAAAACTATTGCCCGTGAAATACAAGCAGCTACAGCTGCTCAAATAACATTCAAAGAAGCGTCCCAGGCAGCTGCTATAGGATTAGCGGCGGGACTATCACCACAGCAAATGAAAGAGCTTGGTGAAGCTGCCAAAGTAATTTCTGTTGCACTCGGTCGAGATGTAACTGATTCATTTAACCGTCTTGTTCGTGGTGTCACCAAAGCGGAACCTGAACTCTTGGACGAACTCGGTATTATACTAAGATTAGAAGAAGCTTCTGTTAGATATGCTTCTGCTTTAGGTCTTAATAAAAACCAACTTACCACTTTTCAAAAATCTCAAGCTGTTGCAAATGAAGTTCTTCGTCAATCAGAAGAGCGATACGGAGCTATTGCAGAAATGCTTGGAGATGACAGTGTTAATCAGCTTAATAAATTATCAGTAGCTTTTGACGAAGTACTAAATAGATTTAGAAACTTTATTGGACCAATTGCTGAATTCTTCGGAACTTTCTTAGTAAACAATATTGAGTCAGCAACCGCAGCTATGGGTATATTTGCAGCTAGTATTACTGGAGGGTTATTAAGACAGGCAATACCAACAATTGATACTAGAGGTGCTGCTAGTCAAGTACAAGAAAATTTAGGAAACTTACTATTAGAAGGGGACACCGATGCTTCAAAAGCAAGAAAAGCAAGAATGCTTGCTGGTACAGCCGATGAAAAAGATTTAGCAATATATCAAAGGTCTTTAAAAGCAAAAGAATCAAGTCTTTTATCTTTCGAAAAAGTAAGTAGAGCAGAAGCTACTCGAACATTTAACTTACTCAAATTACAAAGACAACAAATGGTAGTAGAATCTTCAGTTGGTTTTGCAAGAATGAGAGCAAAATTTGTTATGGAATTATATACTATGCAAGCAGAGCATGGTAAAGTAATGGGTGCTATAAAAATGGGATTCGTTAGCTTAGGACGAGTTGCTTCAGGTATAATGAGATTCGCAGGGTTTATAGGTATGGCCGTCATGATTTTCCAGATGGCAAAACAACTTATTAATCAATTTAGAAAAGTAGACAAGACTATTGAAGAACTAGAAAATAAAACGGAATCTCTTACAAGAGCGCAAGAACAGTTAAATGATGAACTTAGAAAAACAAGAGATGTATTTCAAAAAGGTTTATTTAAAACTGCTTCTCAAGAAATAGAAGCAATTGGTAATGCATTTCAAAGTGCTGATTTAACAAATAGAATACATGACTATAATGCAATGAAAATAGCATTAGGTGCAAATAATGAAAAAGTACAAGAATTTGGTTCAGAATTAAGAGATACTTTATTAATTCTAGGAGAATATAATCCACGATTTAAAGAGTTTGCAGAAATGGTGGAGCACCAGCCTGACCAATTAAATAAATCAGCGGGCGAACTTAATCAATTAAGCCAAGAATATATACTACAAGGACAAGCAATAAAAGCAGTAGCAGAAGCTACAGCAAATGCAAGTAAACAGTTAAACAATTATATACAATCTTTACCAAAAGTAGCATACCAAGATGTGATAATAAGTATGGAGCAAATGAGACTTGGTTATGAACAAATAATAGCAGGACAAGAAAAACACGGTAACGATGCAACAGAATTCAAAAATAAACTAGCACAAGTAACAGGACAAATGGATGCGTATTCAGTAATATCGAAAGCTGCTTTTGAAAATACTTCTATGTTAAATGAAGTTCAACTACAAATGGCAAAAGGTAAACATGCTATATTTGGAGATAAAGGACAATTAGATAGACTTAAAGCAGTAAGTACTGATATGAGAAAAATGTTTGATGCTCAAATAGCAGTATTCCAAGCAGAAAGCAATCTTAGAGATGCTGAAAGAAATGGCGGGGAAGCACTATTAGAAATAAGAAAACAACAACTACTAACTGCAAAACAAATGGAAGATATTGCACTAAATACTTTAGCTTCAAGTGTTGCTATGGAAAATGTAGCTTTTAGAGTAAATAAAATGATAATGGAAGGGCTAACTGATGAACTAGGGAATGCTTTAGGAAAAGTTTTAAGAGGAGAAACTGGTGCATTTGAAAACTTTGGAGATGCGCTCGCAAAGAAATTAACTGATGCTATTGGAGACAAGATTGCTGAAAATATAATGAAAATAACTTATGGCGGAACTCCACTTGACCCAACATATCAGCAAGAATTATTTAAACAATCATTAAAAGATTCTTTTAAAGAAGGCTTTAAAGATAAGGATTCGCCTTTACAAAGAGGAGGTGTCTCGGTAGCAGGAACAATATACTCTGCTATGATAGATGCTGGAAATGCTCATGTAAAAGGATTATATGATGCACAAATTGGATTACAAGAAGCAAGAGTAGCAGAAGCCAAAGGAAGACAAACTACTCAACAAAACATAGTAACAGGGTATAAAAACACAATAGAAAGGTATAAAACAGGCGGAGTATTAGAAAAAGAACAAGCAGAAAACAAATCAGACATTGAGAAGCTACAAGCTCAAATGGAAGCAGAATATAATAGAGTTTTATCTGCAAGAATGGAATTCCATGCACAAGGTGGCGGTGGTGAAAATGCATTTATAAGATTCTTACATAAATATACTACTCCTAACGGTATTGCAGCACTGTTAGGAGGGTCAACTGAAGCTGACAAAAAATATGCAGAGAACTTCTTAAAAGAGGATAAAGAATATCAAGTATTAGAAAAAAACTTAAGCAA